AGAGTTTACCACTAGTAGGGGAGATAGGATAATAGCTAAGGGTACTTCACAGAGGTTACGTGGTAGGTCTCAATTAGGCTTAAGATACACAAAGATTATATTGGATGATTTCGAATCTGAATTGAATACAAAAACACCACAAAGACGGACAGAAATCAAGGAATGGGTGATGTCCACAGTTGAACCCGCATTAGAAAATTCAGCAGGAAATGAGGGGTCTGTATGGCTCGTTGGGACTATTGTTCATTTTGATTCATTTTTACAAAGCATATATGATGGATATTCAGAAGCAAAGCGTGATAAAAGGGAATATGCTTGGGATGTAATGTATCACAAAGCCATTGATGCCGATGGTAACGCATTGTGGCCTTCATATTTCTCAAAGTCAAAGTTACTTGATATTAAGCGTAGATTCGCCGATGTGGGGCTGGTTCATAAATTCGCACAGGAATATTTGAATGAGGCTCGTGATTTAGAAAACGCAAAGTTTAAGATAGACAAGATTAGTAACTATAATCACGAATTTGAATCAAGGAATGGATTTGCGTATCTCGTAAATAGTGAAGAGGCTATTCCAATCAATGTGTACATGGGTGTTGATTTAGCTTATGAATCTGGCTCTAGTCATGATTACCAAGTGATTATGGTAGTAGGAGTAGATAGCGATAGGAACTATTATATAATAGATTACTTCAGGGAGCATTTTCCTCTATATGAGATGCCTGATAAGATATATGAGTATGCGAAAGATTATTCACCAGTTAAGAGAGTTAATGTAGAGCTTGTTGGTGCGCAGGGAGTAATTAAAGATGCAGTTAATAAGCTATCTGGTAATGATAGAAAGGTAATGCCGGGAGTTGCTCTTGGAGTTAGGCCACCGTCAGGGATTAAAAAAGAAGACAGACTTGAATCACTCTTATGCCCTATTGTAAATCGTGGTAAGTTATATATAAAAAGAAAACATACTGAGATAGTAGATGAGATGTTTCAGTTCCCAAAATCAAAGAATGATGATTGTATGGACGCACTGTGGTATGCGGTAAATAACGCCAGAACACCTCTAAGTAAAAGATTCGATGCTACGCTATTCGAAGATAAGATGGAAAAGAAGTCTAATGGCTCTGTGAAGACAAAGGTGGTCTCTTGGATGACCGGCCAAAGAATTTAAAATAGTTCTTGACTTAAGGGCACTTTTGCCTTATATTATAGTATAATATTTTACTAATTTTGGAGAAGTATCATTTCTAGTATAAGAGAGCTTGAGCAGAATACAGAGAATCATGCTGAAATTAATAAGCAGTTATGGCAAATCTGGCGAGACGCTAGGTCTTCTTGGGATTTAGAAGCTAGAGACTCTATAGATTTTTTCCTTGGCAACCATTATAGTCAAGATGAGTCTGATGCTCTTCGTGCTATAGGTCAGGGTGATTTTATTATAGACCGTGTATATGCGGCTGTAGAGAAACTTAAATCACTATTGACATCTCGTTCACCGAAGTTTAGCGTGATAGGTAGAGAAGATTCCGATAGTAGGATAGCCGTAGTATGGCGTACAATTTTAGAATATATATGGGATATCTCTGAGGGAGATACACAATTCAAGCAAGTTGTTCACGATTATACAACATGTGGTGTTGGTTATTTCTATGCTTATATAGACCCGGAAGATGATTATGGTCGTGGAGAAGTTAAATTTACATATATAGACCCATTCCGTGTTTATGTAGACCCCGCATCTAGGAATAGATATTTTGATGATGCTTCAGGTATGATACTCTCTACTATATTAACTGAAGACCAGTTAGTTAATTTATACCCACAAGTAGAAGAACATCTAGGTGATATTGAGACTCATTCTCAAGAAGATGATTATCCGTCATCAACTCGTAGAAATAGTTCTAATTCATTTACACCGGATTCCGTTTATAATCGCAACCTGCATAGCCTAGACAAGTATAGGATATTAGAGCGATTTACAAAAATTAAGGTTCCATTCTACAGGATGTTTAATAAAGAGGATGGGCAGGAAGCCATATTAAATGAAGAGCAGTATGCTCAATTCATAGAACAGAATAAGCTTCTTTTAGAAGCAGGGCTTATAGAAGCTATACAAGTAGGCCAAACAAGAATTAAAGTCTCCGCTACCGTGGGAGACGTTTTACTTTATGAGAGTATTCTAAATACTGATATTTACCCAATAGTCCCAGTACCTAATATTTGGACTGGTACTCCGTTCCCCAAATCAGATATCAGTAAAGTAAAAGACTCTCAAAGATTATTAAATAAGTTATTCTCTCTTACTTTATCACATGCTCAGTCATCTGCTGGACTTAAACTTTTAGTCCCAGAAGGGAGCATAGACGATATGGCGCAGTTGGAGCAGGATTGGGCTAAACCCAATGCTGTGATACCTTATAATCCCGAGTTCGGTGCACCACACTTCCCTGCGCCACAATCTTTATCTGGAGAGTTTTATAATATGATAGGGAGGATAGAGCACTATATAGATTTGAGCTTTGGTATCCCTGAGTTATTACAAGGCTTTAAGGATGGTGCTCCAGAGACTGTACGTGGTACGGCCATGTTGTCTGAAATGGGAGAGTCTCGTGGTAAAGCTAAGTTAAGAGATATTGAAGGTAGTTTAAATAGGATTGGCAAATGTTTATATAATCTAGCCAAGGGACACTATAGCTACCAAAAAACATTTAGAATTGTACAACCAAATAATGACATGACCGAGTTCACTGTCAATACAATGTACGACGATAGGGCTCAAGAAGTAGAAGCCATTAGTAATGATATTACTATAGGCAACTATGATGTGAGAATGATATCCGGTTCAACGTTACCTTCAAATCGTGTTGCTGAATACAATATGTATCTTGAAGCGTATAAATTGAATCTGGTAGATGATGTCGAGGTTTTGAAAAAGACTGAAATCTTTGACAAAGAAGGTGTTTTAAAACGCAAGGGCCAAATGGCTCAACTTCAGAACCATATTAAGCAACTCGAAGAGCAACTTAAAAAAGTGAGTGGTGACTTACAGACTTCAGAACGTGAATTAGTTCACTCTAATAAGCGAGTCGAAACTCAGAAATTTAAGACTAAGCTTGACGCAGTTGTAAGTGGCGCAAAGTATAATGCAAAATCTAGCCTAGATAAGTTAGGTCATGTATTGGACACAGAAGAGGCGATTTTAAAATCCGACAAAAGTAGAATGGAAAAAGTGTAGGAACGCTATACTGGTTCTAATTTTGTAGACATCTAAAATGGTGAAGCTAACAAACAAAAGGAATCAATAAAATGGATAATACTACAAACGAAGATAGTGCCAACATAGAGGGAGTACAAGGAGAAGTTCTTGAATCTGATGTTAATCAAATTGTTGAAATCGAGGATGGCCCAGTTGTCGTCCAAGAGTCAGCGGATATAGGAGATGGAGATGAGGCTAAGAAGTTTCAATCCATGTACGATAGAAAGACCGCTGAATATGATAAGCTTAATGTGGAAGTCAAGGATTTACGCAAGTACCAGCAACTCGGAGATGTTTTGAAAAATCGACCGGACGTTGTGGACGCAATGAGGCAGACCCTAGGTGGCACAAAACAGGAAGCACCCGTGAAGGAGAATGGAGTCGATGAAGATTCCTTTGACCCTTGGGATGCTTACTACAAAGAAGGTTCCCCTTCATACGAGATGAGGGTTGGCCAACAGAAGGCCTTTGTAGAGCAAGCAGTTGAAAAACGGTTTGCTGGAGTACAGGAACAAATGGCGTTAACTAATCTGAAACAGGAATTATCTACAAAGTATGGTATGGAAGATTCGTCACAAGTTGACGAGTTTTTAGAGTTTGCCACTAAGCCAAGAGATGAAGTCCCATTAGATATCTTAATTGATGTCTATAGGAAACATCGTGGCCCGGTAAGCAAAGCCACCGAAGCGAACATAGCAGCAGTACAAAGGTCTCAGGCCTTACCAACTACTGCGGGCATAGTTCAAGGCGGTGCGGCAAAAAAACCTTCTGAAATAGATGATGTCTGGGGCGGAATTATGAGCGTCTCAAATAGAAACAAAATATAAAAACTTAGGAGTTTTTAAATGGCGACATATAATCAGGGTTCACTGAAAGTCGGCGACGTAGGGCAATCTAATACAGATTTCCATACAAGGCGATTATATAATTTCAGCGACCGTGTGGCAGACTTAGCACCTGAGGAATCACCGTTCTTCGTGTATCTTTCAAAAGTAGCTAAAGTCCCAACGGACGACCCACACTTCAAGTTCTTGGAAGATAGAACTAAAATAGCAATCACAGACCGTTCATTCTTATTAAAGGGTGCACATTCAATTCCAGCGGCTGGCTCATCATTAGCATATAGTGTAGACACATCCGGTGGAGCATCTGTAGATTGGTTAGTTAAAGGGATGGTTTTTGCAGTTGCATATACTGAAAGTAATGCACCAGAAACAATCATAGTTAGGGTGGAAAGCGCACCAGTTGATAATGGGGTAGATACCTCATTTACAGGTAAGACAATCTCATCTATTGATGGAGCTGAAACCGGCGCTAATAATGCAAACTGTACTGTAATTGGTACTTCTTTTGCAGAAGGCACTGGTTCACCAGACGTATGGTCAGAAGAACTTGAGCATGACTACGGTTATACTCAAATCTTTAAGACTGCATGTGAAATGTCTAATACATCACGTGCTACGAAATATCGTGGCTACGCAGATGAATGGCAGCGTATTTGGAATCTTAAACTACGTGAGCATAAGGTTGACATTGAAAGAGCTATGCTCTTCGGTCAACGTGCAACAAGTGGAGGGATTCAGTACACAGAGGGTATTTCAGGACATTGTATTAAGAATGGTACTGCTGTCACTGATGACAGTGCTTTGTCTTATACATCTGGCTCACCATACTTTCGTAGTTCTACTACAGCACAGTTAACATACGATAGAATCCTTTCGGATTTTGAAGTTGTATACGACCCTGCACGTGGCGGTTCAGATTCTAAATTAGCTTTAGCTAGTTTACCTGCAATCACATTCTTCAACAAGCTTGGTGATGGGTTCTTTATGGATGCTTCACTAGGTTCTGCTGATGGTGGCGCACGAATGGCTAATAGGTATAACTTTGAAAAATCTGAAGGTTCATTCGGACATAAAGTTATGGTTATTGAGACTATTCACGGCACAATGAACTTGATAAAAGAACCACTATTTCGTGGTTTCGCATCAGGTTTCTTGCAGTTAGTTGATATGGAAAAAGTTGCTTATCGTCCATTAGTTGGTAACGGTGTCAATCGTGACACTCACGTTGTCAGTAATGTACAATCGGCCGATGAAGACCTTCGCAAAGATATGATTCTTACAGAAGCTGGATTAGAAGTAGTGCTTCCAGAGTCTCATTATCTTATTAACATAGAGGGAGTCTAGTCATGAGAGCAGATTATCTTAACGAAAATAGTAGCAAGTCTAATTTAGACGCTAAGGTTATAAATCTTACAGCAGCAGCTACATTAACAGCAGACCAAAGTGGTTCATGCTTCTTCTTAGACTCAGCTGGTGGTGCGTATACAATTACGCTTCCTTCAGTGAGTGTAGGGCTACAATATAAGTTATTTGTAGCAGAAGATACGCCAACTGGTGCTATCACGATTGCCGCTGGCTCAGCCATAATGTATGGTAGAGTCTTAGAGGGTGAGGTTGATACTACTGAAGATGCTAACGGTTCTGCCGGAGCAACAGGTAAAAGTAATTTCATTATCGGAACTGCAGCCAATCAAGGTGATTGGATGAGTCTTGTTTCAGATGGAATTAGCTGGTATGTTAGTGGTGTATCAGCGCTAGATAATAGTATAACAACGTCATAATCCAAATAAATAAGGATTAACAGTATAGAACTGTGGGGGTGGTCAATAAAAGTCTGCCCCCGAAATCTAAAAGGAAAACTATGAATTGCTATAAATGTAAAACACCAAACCCAGATAATTGGTTCTACTGTAGAGAATGTGGAGATAAAGCTTCACAGCCTGCATTTACTACTAATTTACATATGGGTACAGAAGCTGGAAAGCGGACTGATGTTGAGTTCTCTAGTACTACAATAGAAGAACATACTAAACAGATTATATCAAATAAGCAGGATAAGAGTGACAAATTTTGGGCAGACAAAGTTAAACAAGCTGGAGTTAGATAGTGGCTTTTGACACACAGATACAAGACCTTATTGGTACATTCACAGACCAAGCTGCTATGGATACTTGGATGGGTGATGGGGCTAAAGAGATTATAAATGTAATGCCTGATGGATTAAGGGTTTTATGTGCTTCAGAGGCAACATTTACATCGGGGACTCCGAACACGTTAAATACTGGTAAAGTTTTATTCATTACTAGAAATGACGGAACTATAGACCAACCATGTAGGAAGATTCCAGCTCTATTAGCTGGTAGGGCAGCAGATACGGTAGATATGCAATACGCATCAGCTACAGACCCAGCATTTTTTATAAAGAATAATACTATTGACGTACTGCCTGCTAGTGGGGCATGTAAATATTCAGAGGTTCAATACCCAACCGTAGATGCTAGCGCAGACTCTGCTATAGCAGTATTCCCAGATGAAGCTGAATACTTAGTAGTGCTATATGCTTCTATAAAAGCTTTACAGCAGTTAATGACAGCAAAGCATGGCAATACAAATATAACAGCATCTTTTACTAAATTAAATGATGCGTTAACAAATGCTACAGCTTCAGCTAATGCGGCTGTTGCCAAGTTTGAAAATGCAAATAGTGAATCTGTTTTTGGAGACGAGTCTACTTTTCTTACAGATGATTCTCAGTTAACAAGAGTTAAGAATGCTTTAGATGCGGCTGAAAATGTAGTTAATAATAATCAACCTTCATCAGATACAGATGCATTTGGTGCTCAGGCAAATGAAGATGTTGAAATAGTTTCTTCAGCTTTAAACATTGCACAAACAGAAATAAGAAGAGCACAAGCTCATCTTTCAGAGTGGACTGCAATAGGAGATATGAGAGTAAAAGAAATAAACGCTTACTTGTCTACGGCTCAGGGTCATGCAAGTGAGATACAAGCTAGGTTAAATGTTGATAATACTGAGTATTCTTGGTATGAAAAACAGCAACAGAAGCTACAAGCTGACTATGATAAAGGTCTTAAATTATTAATGGGTGGAGAATAATGGCTGTACATTCTATAACGGTAAAACAATTAGTAAGTAGGGTGCGTCAAGTATTCCCAGACGTTCCAGAAAATTATGTACTTAATCTAATCAATGATGCATTAGTTGAGGTGGGATTATATCAAACTAAAGTAGCTCAAGCTAAGATGCATACTACAGCAGACCTGATGTATTACGATTTAGCAGACTCTTCTTCTGATTCTGGTAGTAATAAGCTAGAAGTGAATAAAGTATTAAGAGTCTTTTTATTAGATAACGATGGAGATTATATAAATATCCCAAGGTTAATTGACAAAGAATTACTACTTGCAGATGCAGGTGGAGAATCAGCATTAAACGTACCAAATTAATATGGCATTAGCTCAACAAATTTCTACTATAACTTGCAGTCAGGTTGAGTTCGGCATAGACAATGCGGACTATTTTACTATATACGCATTTGAGGCTGATTCTACAATAGGAGTAGGATATTCAGAGAAAAAGTATTATGTATGGTTTGATATAGCTAGTGGAGCTACCGACCCAAGCCCATCTGGCTATGACGGTGGAATTGAAGTCAATGTCGTCGCACAAGACTCTGCTAATACAGTAGCTAATAACTTAGGGGTAGCTATAACGAATAATGCTAATTGGTCAGTGTCTGTTGCTTCAAATATAGTTACAGTAACCAATGCAAAAGCCGGTAACACTCAAAATATAACAGACTTTAATACTGGTTTTACATTTGCTACTACAACTGAAGGTACAGGCGCATTGAGTAGTAATATTAAATATCCAGAGAATCAAGCTCTTTATTTTATTGAGGGAGATAAACTAGCCTTATTAAGTAAAGTAGATGCAGATGGAGATACTAGGACTACAGCACGTAAGCAATGGAAGGCTATATCCGAATCCCTAGTTAATGGATTAATGATTCAATATTATGCAGAACCAGATTCTGTTACAACCTTAACTAGCACTTTAGATATAGATAATGCATTACATTTAGCTATAGTAGATTATGTAAAGAGTAAGCTATATTACGATAAGG